ATATAACCTCGCTGCTCTTTATTAAGTATTAATAAAACTGTTTTATATACTGTATCTACGTTTATTGCCACTTTGCTTATTTTATTATAATATTAAGGCGGTAACCAAAGCTACCGCCTATATATTAATATTACGTATTATTTTAATTTTTTCTCTATAGACTTAAAGACTTCTATACCTTCATCTGTTTTAAAGAATGCTGCCATAGCTGAGTATGGGTTTTCATCAAAAGGTACTGTCATTAACTTTCTATTATTTTCACCCCAATGGAATGTTCTATTGTCTGGCGATAACTTTACAATGCTCGCTTCGACAGCTCTAATAGCTATATTTCTAAGCTGCACATTATCATCATTTGCTAGTTCTATAAACAAAGAAGGATTGTTTCTTGCTAATAACAACAAGTCTCTTTTTATTTCTTTAGAACTCATCTTATTCACTCTAGATCCAACTTCAACTCTAACAATAGATTCTGCTTGATCAATATCCATTTCTAAAGCCGCATTCAATGCCATTACTTCTAATTCGATATCTTCTAATTCATCCTCAGCTTCTAACGTTGGATCAAATTCAGTATATCTAATATTTAATCCTGGATGATATATTGATAACAACTTTTGTAGGTTTTGTTTTTCTTTAGGCACATTTAATATACCATTTTCAAATATAATATGGCCTAAAGTTGCTTGGCCTTTTTGTTGCGACGCTAATGGAGAGTTTTGATTAGTCGCATATCTTAATTCTTCTTGCTCCCCTGTTTCTTTATTAAACCATAATAAAGGATACCTTAATGAGTGTCTACTTTGTAAAGTATAAGTTAAAGGCGAATAATTATCAGCTATAATATAAGTTCTATCCTTAATTACCCAAGTATCTTTTAATGTTTTTGGTTTTGTTTCTTTAGGTACAATTGTTTCTTCTGCAGTAATTGTATCCATATCAAATTCATTTGATTCTAATTCTTTTTTTGTTGTTTGTTTTGTTGCCATAATATAATATAATTTAATAAATTTTTAAAAGGTAATAATTACCCCCGTAATTTCAACGAGGGTAATATCACCATATTTTTACGCTGATGCAGTGAATAACACAAAGTTATTAGCGCCTTGAGTAACTAAACATCTTTCAGACAAGAAGTGTACCTCCATTGCATCAAGATCAGAAGTGTAAGCGCCTCCAACAGATCCAGTGATCCAAGATTTCATTCTTCTATCGTCAGCTTGATTAGCTCTATAACGAACGTGTAAGAATGGTCTACGGATATTAGTCCCTAATTGTTGGTCATATACAGTTGATGTACCAGCAGGAACAAGTAATCCATCAATAGATGAAGTATTCATACCTCCACGAGTAGACGCGTCATTTAAGTATTTCCAGTCAGTTTTGTAGAAATCGTAAGAACCACGACGGAAACCAGAGAATCCTAAATTTAAAGCCATTTGCTCAGAGTTTTCAAATAAACCATAAGCTACTCCACCTGCTGCTCCAGCAGATAAAGAAGCAAGCATATCGTCAAAGTCAAGAGAAGTTGCACGATTTAAGAATAGCATGTTCTCCTCAATAGCTCCTTGAGTATCTAGTCCTTTTAAGATTGAATCAAAATCATTAAGCCCAGAAGCAGCGGTAAAGTTGTTTACAATATTACCTCTTTCTCTAACAGCTGAGAAAAGACCTTGTGTACCTTTAATTTGTAAACCAGTTAAAGTAGCATTAGTTGCTAATTCACCTTCAATTACAGACATTTCTAAGTAATCTTCAAAACGTAATCTTGTTTCAGATTCAGCTTTTAAATACCATAAGTACCCTGAAGCGCCATCCTCAGTAGCAATCTCAACCCATCCAATTTGCGCAGTATCAGAACCTGAAATTGCATATTTTTCTCTAACAATAATTGGTGAATTACTGTATTGAGTAAATGAAGGTGTAACTGATTTTAAACTAGCGTCAGTAGTTCCTTTTTTAAATTCAGATCCGTAAACAAAAATCTTAAGGTTTGTTGCTCCCGTAAAGTTAACTGTACCGGTTAAGTCTGTTTGTGTATATGGTTGAACTGTTATTTGAGCGTTTCCAGTAGTAGGGTAAGTAGCAGATTGAACATATACTTTAAGTTCTTTACCTGTAGTAGGGCTCATTATTACTAATGTTTGACCTGCAGAAATAACGTTGTTTACAAAACTAATACCAGCCGTATTATTAACAGCAAATTGTATAACATTTGCAGAAACATACGCCACGTTGTCATAAGCGATATGTAAACGGTTTTGTTCAGACCAAATAACTTGATCAGAAGACATTGGCATTTCAGCTCCTACCATACGTAAGAAACCTGATAACGTTCTATTACCATAACGCTCAATTTCTTGCTCGTAGATTTCTGGTAAATATTGTTGTGCAAAAGATGAAAAATTAGGATTTGATGGATCCGTAAAATTTAAATAGTTAGTATCTAATGCTTGTTGTTTTTGAGACGGTTTAATTGTCCCAAAATTTGTTCCGGTAACGGAATTAATCATGTTTGACATAATCGTTTAATTTTTAATTGTTAAAATTTTTTTGTTTGTATCCTCAGTTTAGAGGTGTCTTCGCTGCTTATAGATCTAACTTTAAATCCATTAATAAATGCTTCGCTAGCAGTTCTAGGAGCATCCATACTTGGATTTTTGGAATTACTAACTACTTGTTTAACAGCATCAGCTTTTCCTTGTTCATAAAAATGAGCAGCAATTTTGTCAGCATTCATTGCTGAATACAAAGCCTTGTGATAACCCGGTACATCTGTTACATTGCCTTCTTTGTCTAGAAACTTTCCGACGAAGGTTTGTATGTTTGATTGGGTTTCGGCAACTTGATTTGGATTCTGAACATTATATCTAAATCTTTTTTCACCTAAGTTATATTCAAAACCTTTGAATTCATTGTTGAAAAGATTAGATGTTTGTTTTTTAAACGCATCTTGTTGTTGAGCCACTTTGTTTTGCTCGTTATTATATCTGTTAAAAAAATCAACAGCTTTTTGTTGTTCTGCATTAACCCCAGGTCTTGCCTTGATTTCTGCATAATATTTTTTCTTTGCTTCCTCTAAGAAGGTTTTCGCTTTAGAAATTTCATCTTTAAATGCTAACTTCTTTAGTTTAACTTCTCTTTCATCATCAATGTCTTCATCAAAGAAGAACTTGTCTTCCAATAAGAATTCTACCTCCTCTGCATCTAAATGTGGCTTGGTGTTTTTATAGTATTCTTTTAATAGAGCAACATTGTTTACATTTGAATAATCCGCATTTAATCTAACATAGTCTTCAATAGTTCCACCAGTTTCTTCCATAAAAGAAACTAACTTTTCTATATTTTCAGGTAATTCTACATTATTCTTTGTTTGATCTTGAGTGTGAAATTGCAGTTCTTCTTTAATATCTGCAACTTCTTGTTTTATTTCTTGTTCGAAGATTTCTTCAATAACATCTTCAGCGGTCCCTTGGTTTCCTTCGACCACTTCTTGCAATCCCAATTCGGGTTGTTTATTGCGTAACATGCTTTCATCTGTGCTTTGCTCTTGAATGGCATCTGTTTCTTCTTTAGGTATTACTACTTTTATTGGCTCTTCTTGCTTCTGTGTTAAATCAACCTTGATAGGTTCATCTGTTTTGTTTAATTTTCTTGGTGAAGGTTTCTTTGCTTTTATTTTAAATTCCCCCTCTTGTTTTACTTGTTCTGACATAATATGATAATATAAAATTGGTTAATAAGTTTATTCCATTTGCAACATACCACCTAAATCATTCATTAAATTTTCTGCGCTATTTTGAAAGTCTTTTGGTAAAGAATCATTCTTGCGTTGGTCTATTAATTCAGACTGTTGTGTTGCTTGTATCTTTGTTCTCTCATCTTTTCTATCCTCTAGTTGATTGAACTTATTTGTCTCTGCTTGAACCTTTAATTGTGCTAATTGCATATCATAATTAAATTGTTCTGCCATTAATTGTTTTTTAATTTGAGCCTCTGTTTGCAATCTTTGTATTTCAAATTGTGATTTAGCTTGCTCAATATTAATTGCTTCCTGCGTTAATGCTTGTTGTTTTTGTACTTCAAACAGTGCTGCTTTCTCTGCGTTCTGTGAATTAGCATCTGCTTGCGCTTGTATATTTGCTAATTGCTGTTGTTGTACTTGCTCTAGTTTCTTTTTTCTTTTTAACTTTAACAATTGATTTGCTAATTTAAGATTTCTAACTTGTCTTATATCAATAGCATCTTCTAAGTCAATTCCTTGGTTTTGTAAAGAAACTTGTATGTTTTGTTCTAATTGTGCTTTTTCTTCTTCATCTGGTTCAATCTCTAAGAAAATACCAAAGTCATGTAGATTTAAATTTTCTATTTCTTTAAGTACTTCAACATTGTAAGTTGATATACTTTGTTTTAATGAATTTGCAGTTAAAGGATTATTTAAACAATCAGCAACTCGTAATGATATATTCTCACATATCCTTGTAGTTAAATATATACTTGCATCTTTTATGTGACGGGTTGCTACATTAGAAGCATTCGCTGCTATCTTTTGTAATCCTACCAAAGCATTAGAATCTGGTTTACTGCCATCAACCGCTTCGTTAAGTCCTGTAACATCTCTAATCATCTGCAAGTAATACTGATAAGTTTGTATTAAACTTTGTATCTTGCCTTGACCACTAGAGGTTGTTAATTCTTGGATAGGCACTTTGCCTCTGTTTATTTCTCCATCTTGAGTTAAAGATCTACCCACAATACTACCAGTTTGGAAATACATATTTAATGCCTCTGCTGGATTGTATTTTGTTCCATTACCCAAATCAACTTCCATCAAACCATCTACATCTAAGAATACCCCATCAGGTACTACTCTTGACATAACTTGTTGAAGTTTTAAGTGAGTCAATTGGATCATGTCCGCAAAAGAAATACATTTAGTAACAATTGAATCAATTCTTCCTTTATATATTCTAGGCGCAACAATAGTATAATTCATTTTAACTCTAGCGGTATCCGCTTGTGGGCGAGTCATATCATTTGACAACTTCCATTCTAGCATCATATCTGTGCCTATAATTTTAGCACCAGTATATAATACTTCTATTGTTCTTGATACTTTTTCAAAGTTATCATTTGGTGGCGGATTAAAAGAATCAGTCTTTTGAATAACCTTCTCTAATCCATTATCTCCTTGCTTTATTTTGAATACTTGATTCATATAAGTTTTATACTCAAAATATAATACTTGAACCGTATTCTCATCGTAATTACCCCATCCCTGAATATATTGTCTATTACCAGGCGTTTGTTGTATCTTTAGAAGTTCATCCTCTGATATATATGGGAATTCTTTTTTTAATTCTGGTATTGTTACCGCTTTAACTTCTCCAACATAATAAATGTCTTCAAAGTTAGGATCTTCTGTATATGAATAAACTAAATAAGCAGGATCTACATAATCAACAACAATTCCTTCTGATTTATTAAACGATGTTTTAACTGCCGCAATACCTATAGTTGTTAAATCATAGTTAAGTCTCTTTCTAGTAAGATCATACTTATTAGTTTTTAACACTGTATTAATTGCCTCCTCTTCCGCAATCTCAATAGATTGTTTATAGGAAAGTTGCATGTGCAATTCTAATTCTTCTTGAGATGCTGGCAAATCTTCGGCCGGTATATTTGATTCTGATATATTTGTACCTGTAGTTTGTAATACTTCTTGGATTAATGGTTGATTAATCATATCAAATTGCAAAGCTTCCGCGTAATCCATTTTCTTTTTAATAGATTCTGGATCTTGCGCAAATGCTTTTACATCATATGTTTTTTGGGAAATGCCATTAGCAACTATATCAACAAACTTTGATAGTATAGGCACGGGTGTCCAATCTAAATTCAAGTAAGATAAATCACCATTAATTGATAACTCATCTTTATATTTTTGCACAGATTGTTCTCCTCTTGCGTAAAGTCTTAATCTATTAAAATTATTCCAATGTGTTAAATATCTATTACCGCTAGTCCTCCCTTGATTAAACCATTCTTGTTCTATGGCACGAGACACCTGTAATCCATATTCTTCAGAAGCCTTAGTAGCATCATCTACAACCTGACTAGGGAAAGCGCTATTTGGATTTGTGTATATATTCATTTACTTAATAATTTTTGATGTAGTTCCTTGATTATTATATTTCTTAAAACCTAAAGGGACAGACACTATTTCTCTTTTTTCAGTTGGCATATATTTGTTTCTATTACAAGCCATTATTGCTAATCCTGAACTAATAGAAGCATCATGATTAGTTCTTTTATTTATATCAAACCTTGCCCAATCTTCTAATGTATCTTGAAAGTACATTGTTCCATACCCCATTTCATTTAAACCAACGTGCTCCTCTATATAAGTTTCTATTGCCGCAGCGTGTGCTTGCATTATATCTTGAGATGAGTTTGGCATTCCTCCTATTTCTCTTTCTGTTGCAGATAGTTTATTAAATATTCTATCTGGTCTATTCATTGAGAATCCTCTATACCCTCTTCTTTTAAAATGATATAACAATCTTGGTTTATTATTTTCTGCTAATATTGGCATACCATAAAATACACACGCCATAAGCACGTCTTCAAAAAAGATCTCAGCCGTTTGAGGCCTTGATATATACTGTAAAAAGAATGTATTAGATGGAGCATCTTCCATTGAAAATTTAGTTAGCCCATGTAAGGCACCCTTAGATCCTTTACCATCTGTCGTTCCTGATATGTCATAAGGGTCACAACCAAATGCGCCAATATGCTCATTACCAGGATATTTCATACTATTCTTTAATATTATATTATTTTGTAAATGATAAGGAGGAATCCATGATACTAAAAATCTACCATCTTTATTTGGATAAAATATTACTTTTGTATCTTGTATACCACCTTCCCATTGAAAATTACCTCTTGTTAATATATTAGTATTTCTTAGATCATTATTATAATCAATTTGCTCATATATTTTTGTAAGATTAAATAAAGATTGTTTCGTTTCATCTCTAAAAGCGTGTTGTTCCGTTCTTGGAAATTGTCTATAATATTCATTTAATGCATCAGAATCAGTTTTTAAACCGTCAACTTCATTCTGCCAGTGTTCAATAACACCATAATCTATTTCGTTTCCGTCAATTCCTTTGATTGAGGTTTTTGGAGTATCGAAGACAGGTATCCCATAAGTATCAATGAATCCCTCGTACGACCATTCCATAGGTATGAACAAACTATATAATCCTGAGCTAGTCTGTCCATTGCGGTTTCTTTTCGTAACATCTGAGGCATAATATAATTTTTTAAAGTTGTCTCCTCCTTTATCTAAAGCGTTTGATGTTGAACCCATCATACACTTGCCAATAATTCTACTACCTAATCTTAAACAGGTTTTAGTAACTCTCCAGTTATTTAATATATTGTCAGGTCTTAACCATTTACCACTTTCATCATGAACTAGTAATTTAAGTTTTTCACCATCATAGGAGTTATCTCCTGTGTTCTTCCAGTCTATTGTTGTATCAAGACCTTCAAGTTCTTCTGGATTTTCTTGACTATCTAGTTTTCTTCTTGTAAACTTTGAAGCAGGTACTCTATAAGCGAGTTCTGTTTTAGGTCTATCCATACCATCTTGTATGGGTTTAAAGAAGAAAGGATAGTTAAGAGAGATTGGAACAACTTTGTCGGTAAACATTGTTTTGGCGTCTGCTCCAGCTTTTGATAAGATACCAAACCTTGAATCACTTGATATAGTAGCTTGGTTAACTAACTCGGCAGACGACATAAAAGAAAACCCGGAACGTCTATTCTTTAAATAACACATTCCATAACACCTTGGATCTGCTTTGCAAGCTTCCCAAAATATAAAAAATAATCTATTTGATTCTCTAAAGTCAGGTGCTCCAACATCTATCTTGCTCCATTGCAAGTACATATAGTGTGTGCCTGTTATATATGTGGAAACTCCATTATTATAAAACGAGAAACCTTCTTCTCTACGTTTAAATTCATGATCAACATAATCATACCATCTTTCCTTAAAAGTGTCTGGATATTTATTCCAATCAAATACACTCTTTATTTTTTCAAGTTCTTTAGGTATTTTTAATTGTTCCCAGTATTGCTCTTCCTTTTTTGGTGCTCTTTTAAATGATTCATCAATTAACGGTAAAGCAATCCTTAAGTTCTGTATCTCGTATATTTCTCCAATCTTACCTGTTTTGCTTATAATAATTACATCATGTTCTTTATTATAACCATATTTCCATTTATTATATCGGTTTTGTTGTTTGATTACCGATTGTTTAATATAGTCAGGCAGTACTTTATAAAGTGTTTGTTCATACATTACTTGGATCTCCCTTCTGCAAAACCTTTAAAAGTTTTTATTGTAGGATCTTTTTCTTCTTCTTCTAGCATACGGGTTTCATCCTGTATTCTACTTAGAATTTCAAAAGCATCAAATATGGCTAACTTCTTTGTGGCTGCAGCATTCTTTAATTTATCTGCTGATAAATCATCATCACCATTATCTAAAATAGCTTCCTCTGCAACTTTAATTAATTCAAGAACTGCTTTGTGCCCAGCTTGGATTATATTCTGTTTCGTTTCCTTTATGTCCATATTTAATTACAATATCATTAGATTTCATACAATAAAGCCTTTGTCCATCAATAACAAAGTCAAATTCTCCATAAGGAGTATACCCAACAAGGTCTCCCTCGTTTATTTTAAGCGCTTCTAAGGAACTATTTCCGTATTTTAATATACCAATAAGCTTTTGCTCTTTATCTACGTTTAAATAGTCTTTATTCTTAATTGGTTTAATAAAACATCTGTCTCCAAATGCTTTCCATTTACCTGTATTTTTATATAAATATATTTGATCTAGATTACAAAAATATAAATCGTCTTTAAAATATGATCTACTATTTTTTTTATTACCTCTTATGTCGTAAAACACCCTAAAAACATTATGGTGTATTACAACTATATCTCCAACTTTAATATCAGTTGAATAAGCTAAAGGTACTGCAACAACTTCTGCTACATTATTTACGGATTTAAAACTTTCAATCTTAGTGTTAACTATTAATTCCTTATCCGCAACCTTAACTTTATTGTTGTATCTTTCACCTACTGGTTTTACAATAAAACTAAATATACTTGTCATTAGTATTCTAGATCATATTCAACAGAGATAGCCATATTAGAATTAAATTTCTTCCACGGCATAACCTCGTCTTCTTTTTTAATATAAATATTATACGATGCATCTTTATCGTCAAATATAATATTACATATTGCATGTCCCCCGTAAACGTTTTGGCCTACGGAGTAATGCATTGCTTCATTTTTATAATCTGTACCTATACTAATTTTTCTAATAACAGAACTCATTATTCAACTTTTTCTAATTTAACCTCTTCAGGTTTATCTATATAAGTATAAGAACCATCTTCAATATTAATATTAATATCTCCGTATTCCGCTTGTAATTCTGATTTAAACTCTTCTACTCTTTTATTTACTTCAGCAATCTGGTGTAAGAAACCATGCTTTTGAGATTCCAATAACCCTATATTAGATAACAAGGTATTCATCTCTTTTTGTTGATTAACAATAGTTTCTAATTGTTCTTTTGTAATTTTGTTTGTGTTTTCCATTTGATTTAATTATTTGTTTAATTTAATTATCTGTATAAATATATATTACTGCTATCCACACCTGACGTAGCTTTTACTTCCGTCACTATAAACGGCAAAATAGTACCTGATGATATACCAGTTATAGTAGTGGTTGAACCGAGTTCATTACCAACTATTTGCGCATTTAATGTAGCTGTGCCATCATTATCGGTAGTTTGCCCAATATATATTGCTGAAGGCGGAAATTGCGTATCAAAACCTATAGCACTAAGCTGCGTTACTATTGTTCCAAAATCTGGTTGATTACCATATTGTCCCATAATTTATTTTTTAAATATTCTATTATATATTGTTGATTTCTTCATAGGTATTTCTAATACAGTATCACCTGGATAACTATAATCTTTACCTGGTTGCATTACTTTTGAAT